CCAGGTGACCGAAACGATTTTGCTCATGCTGGGCAGCACCGGGAGGGACTGGGAGAAGCGAGGGTTTATGACCGTGGAGCCCACGGACACCTCGCGCGGGAGGCTCTACGTCCTAACGGCCGAGGTGAAGAAGTTCTATGAGCAGAACTGGAAGCCCGGCAACGAGAAGCTGACTAGCTCAGCCATTGACGACGTCATGCGGGGACTCGTGGACGGTCCCACCAAGGACCAGGCACTCCCCGGCCGCGAGAGTCTGAAGGTCAAGCGCTGGCATTCGATAGACATACAACTACTGGACGCTGTGGCAAAACGGTATGGCTGGGTTTGTCCGGGCTTGGACCGCTTGGTAGACGGTGGGGAAGTCCACTGTTTCAAGTCGGCCAAGAGGGAAGTAGAGCGCGCTCGAAAGAAGGCGCTCAAGAAATGGAAGGGAGGGCAGAGTGGCTGAGGATAACCGTGGGTTCGAGGAGTTCTTGTGCTGGCTTAGGAAGGCCCAAACGGAGTGGAAGTGGGAATACCTGAGGTTCCACACGAGCAGCCGCACGGCTCGGTGGTGGCGAGAGGGCAAGCTCCGAGGAGTGTTGGAGGACCTGAGGGTGCACAGCAGCAAGACGTGCTCTAGCACCTTGGCCCTGGACGACGGAAATAGCTACTGCGTCAAGATACTCACGGGGGACATGGCCCTGTGAGTAAGCATGAACTGTCCCCCGAGGGCTACCCCCTCAGCATGCAAATCAGCGCAAGCCAACTGGAGACCTTCGCTGCCAAGGACACGGGCTGCCGGCGCAAGTGGGTGTTTCAGAGTCACCTATACTTGCCTGAGGCAATGAGCAAGAAGTTCGCCTTCGGCACTGTGACGCACTCGGTAGCGGAGCGCTGGCTGCGGGCCGATAGGACCGGCAGGGACGAGACAGGCAAGGAAGTAGACCTCTTCCCCGAGGGCTGGGAGACCGAGTCCGACCGCTTCAGCGGGGAGTCTATGACGCTAGACCCTCGCGAGGCCAAGCTGATTCGGGTCCTGATAGACAAGGCGATTGAGGAGGGCATGCTTGAGCGGGAGCGAGGCCGCAAGGTAGAGCACGAGTTTCGCGTCCCCGTCTGCCAGGTGGCCAACCCAGACGGGACGGTCTGCCAGGTCCACGTGAAGGGCTACATAGACATCATGTTCCCTGGGGGCGTCGAGGACCACAAGACCACCAAGAGCAAGCGCTACTGCAAGTCGGCTAACAAGCTGCGGCAGACAATACAAATGCTGCTCTACGGCAAAATCCTTTTGCTTCACTACGAAGAGAAGGGGCGCACCCCGCCCGAGGTTTTGTCCTTGTGTCACAACTATTTCGTGAAGGACTTCGACAACCCGGAGATCCGAAAGGTTGTGACACAGGTTCCTATCTCCGAGATCGAGGAGTTCTGGAACGAGTTGGTCATACCTGCGGCGACCGAAATGGTCTTTCTCAAGCGGGCAGACCACTGGTCCCAAGTCCCCGGGCCAGACAGCCCGGCGAGTGCATGTAACGCCTATGGGGGCTGCACTTTCCGTAGCATTTGCAATAAGAACGAGACCGTGCCAAGATACAAGGCACGTATCGAGTCACTGCAACAACAACAGGGACTCTCACGAGTCAAGCACACAACCCAGGACACCAAGGAGGTTACCGTGGCTTTTGGATCACTAGAGGAAGCCCTTGCGGCACGCAAGGCGAAGAAGAAGGGGAAGAAGGGGACCAAGAAGGCTCCCGCTGCTTCCACAACCAAGGGGGTCAACCCCCCGAAGACCAGGGAAGCCGAGGAGAAGGAAGAGGCGGCCGAGGCTGCGCCAACCCACGCCAACCCGGCACCCTGGGCGGACGCGGACTGCATGGCCTGCGAAGGCGGCGGCATGAACACGCGGGGGAACCCCTGCAAGATTTGTGTCGCGGAGGCCCCCGGCAAGCTCCACCCGAGCAACTTCGACAAGGGCGTTACGTCCGAAGGGGACATTCTCTGGACCCACAAGCAGACCAAGGAGACCACCAAGACCTCGCCCGAGGTTGGGGAAGTGGAGGCCAAGACGATCGACAAGGCGAGCAAGGCCCCGGCCAAGCGGACCAAGAAGAAGGCTTCCAAGAAGTCCGCGCCGAAGCCCGAGCCCGTCGAAGAAGACGAGCCCGAGCCCGAGGACTCCGCAGAGGCTCCCGCACTCGTGGCCCAGGCCCAGGCCCAGGCAACCGGTCGGGGGATCTTCGGTCTCTACTTCGGCTGCCGCCCGGTCAACTGCCCGAGCACGGACCTGGGCTCGATCCTGAACGAGTTCGGCGCGGCCCTGGGCAAGAAGCGAGGAGAGAACGGAGAGACCTCCTACTACTCCCTCCACGCCTTCAGCCGGCGCGACTGGCTAACCCAGGTGGCGGGCAAAATCGCTGGCCGGATTAGCGGACCAGTGGTCGTCCAACGGGTCGCGACCCCAGACGAGATCAGCTTGGCGGCGGCCCTTCGGCCCTTCGCTCAGTTCGTCGTGGTCTGCGAGGGCTAAGCCGTGGCGGAACAGACGACCCCCGCGACCATGGAAGAAGTCCAGGCCAACCTGAACCCCGCCACGCTGGATCTCCTTAGGGGGATCCAGCGGGCAGCCAACGTAGCCTCAGAGCGCCTCACGGACTCAGAGGGGCGCTTGTCCTGGGCAGGTCAGCAGGCTATCGCACGCATGGAGGAGTCGTGCTTCTGGATCGAGAAGCACGCCCTCACGGAAGCCGCTCACCGGATCACTTCGGCCGCAGCCGAGAAGAACTAGAGACCGAGTATGATCCCCCGCCTTCAGCAGCTATTGGAGAAGAAGCGCCGCCGAGCGGCAGCGTCAGACACTCCAGAAAACCTTCGTGACAGAGCCCCTGCTGCGAAGGCGGGGGGTCGTGCCCACACCACACTTGAGGACGAGAGCCCTGTAGTGCAGAAGCTCCTCAAGAAGGCCCGTAAGAAGGCAGAAAAAGGCGGCGTCCGCTTCCACGACGTGGATCGGATCTGCGCCCTGAGGGTCCAGCCCACGCTGACCGAGGCCCAGGTAGAGGACTACAACAAGAAGCATGTCCTCGTGGAAGCCTACCGAGAGGGCTTCCGCTTCAATCACGCTCAGGTCTCCTGCTTCACCGGATATCAGGAGGAGAGCGGAGGATTTTACTCGGTGGGAGTAGGAAAGGGCAAGACGGCAATAGGGCTATACATAGCCTCCCTGGCGTATAACAAGGGACACCGCAAAATCCTTTTGCTGGTCCCCTCCCAGGTCTATCCACAGCTTATGAAGTATGACCTGGCCTGGGCGCGCAAGCGCTTCACCCTTGGGCTGCCGGTCATAGCACTGGGGAACACCTCTTCGGCCCGCCGCAGGCTGGCTGTGAAGAACAAGAAGCGAGGACTCTTCGTCCTGCCCTACTCGCTGCTGTCCGTCAAGGACACAGAATACATGCTGGAGCACGTGGACGCGGACTGCGTTATCGCGGACGAGGCCCACAAGCTCAAGAACCCTCATGCGGCCAGGACCAAGAGGCTAGTGAAGTTCCTCGACGCCAAGCAACCCGAGTTCGTGGCAATGTCAGGCACGATCACCGACAAGTCCATAAAGGACTACGCCCACCTGATCCGGTTTGCTCTAGGCGACGGGAGCCCCCTCCCCCTGGAGGGGCACACTGCCAACGATTGGGCAGTGGTCCTAGACAGCACGTCTGCGGGGCGCTCGGGCGAAGAGGCCACAGGCCCCCTCATGCCTCTGGTCTATTGGGGCCGGAAACACTTCCCAGACACTGCCTTCGCCCCCAGCCAGGCCGGCTTCCGCAAGGCATACAAGCACAGGCTCGTGACCACACCCGGAGTGGTCTCTACTCCTGACTCGGGCGTCAAGTGCTCGCTGGTATTCACCAATGAGGCCACGTGCGTTCCCTCCGAATACGAGGGAGAAGGAGGGCAAGAACTACACGACCTGATTGAGCAGGTCAACGAAGAGTGGCTTACTCCCACAGGCGACGAGATCGAGCACGCGATCCACACCTTTAAGTGGCTCTACGAACTGACCAGCGGCTTCTACAACAACCTCTTCTGGCCAGACGCGCGGGTGGTCGCCAAGCGCAAATCCATTAGCTGGGGAGAGGCAGAGGACCAACTCAACCGGTCGCGCCTCCAACATGCTGCCAAGCAGGAGTATCACAAGTCGCTGCGCTCCTTCCTTCAGGACGAGCAGTTGCCCCTGCTGGACACCCCCTTCCTTGTGGGGTCTCACTTCTACCGCGTGAGCAAGGGCAGGCTGCCCTTGAACCGAGAGATCCCTCGCGAGTGCTACGACCTGTGGACGACCATGAAGGGCATGGAATGGGAGGGCATGCCCGAGCGGGACTCGGAGGTTGTGCGGGTCTGCGACTACAAAATCGTTCACCTCGTTGCGTGGCTGAACTCCCTGCCCAAGAAGACACAAGCCATGGGTGGGATCATTTGGGTTCACCACCAAGGCATAGGCCGCTGGGTGTTTGAGAGGCTGCGAGAGGCTGGCTTCAGCACGCTGCACTGCCCCGCAGGACCTACACACAACGAAACGATTTTGTCCTCCAGAGGCGAATGGTGCGTGGCTTCGATCAAGGCCCACGGCACGGGCAAGAACCTACAACACCACGAGAATCAGTATTATTTCCAGTGGCCTCGTCAGGCGACGACAGCGGAGCAGAGCCTGGGGCGGCTCCACCGGCAGGGGCAGAAGGCCGACGTTCTTAACGTCGTCACCAACCTGACGACCGAGTTCGACCGACTGTGCCTAGCGGCCTGTCTGAACGACGCCCTATACGTCCACCAAACGACAGGGTCTCCTCAGAAGCTGATTTACGGGACCTATAACCCCGTCCCTCAGGTCTTCCCCGCTGCCGTGCTCCAAGAGCGCGGCTTCCGCAACAAGCTGCTGACCAAGCAGCAGGAACAACTTTTAGCCGAAAAGTTCGGCATGGTGCTTGAGCTTTAGTCGGCAAGAGAATAGAGTCACAGTAGACCCAAGAAGGGGTCACGAAAGGAATTGAGTATGTCCAGTGTTGATATCGACGACGTCTTCGGGGGAATCACCGAGGCCAAGTCCATGCTGCAAACGAGCTACATGAAGCCCGGCCACTACTACATGGTGGTCCGCAAGATCAAGCTCGACAAGAACCGCAAGAAGAAGATATTCGTCGCGATCGAGGCGACCGTCTTGCACGTCCTCGACGGCGACAACGGCCAGGGGCACAGAGTCGGGGCCGACGTGTCCCAAATCATTATGGAGGAGTGGGACGGCTTCCTCGGGGACTGCAAGGCGGCCTTCTCGTGCATGCTCCAGTGCCCGGAGGACGACATTGACCTCAAGGCATGCAAGCTGGTCTGCGGCGCGGACCAGCCCTGCGAAGGCGTCCTCGTGGAAGTCTACGCCCGGAACAAGACCACGAAGTCCGACAAGGACTTCACGGTCGTCACCTACAAGCGGGTGATCTCCGACGAGCAAGCCCTGGAGGAGATCGGCGCGGAGATCCTCGAACGCTACGGGATCGAGCTTGAGGCAGAAGACGAGGACGAGGACGAGGAGTAGTCCTCGACCGACCGACCAACACACGAGCGGGCGGGGCGTCTCAGAGACGAGGGCAGTTCGGCTGCCAAAGGGATCCCACGCCTCGCCCGCTCACCTTCCACAAGGGGACACCATGAACCCAGAAGCCGTGCAGGCCCTCCTAGAGAATGAGGGCCTTCCTACAGATCGCCCCTGGAATATCCAGTATTCCAAATACAAGAACGAGTTCCGAGTCCGGTTCTACTGCCAAGGGTGGTGGCTGGATTTAGTGAACTTGTCCGACGCGGACCAGGTGAAGCGGTGCCTGGAATCCACCGGGGCTTCGCTGGAAACCCTCAAGCGGCTGAATCGTCGCAAGGAATCGGGCTGGTCATGCTCTTAGGCTGGGACACAGAGACGCACCTCTTCAAGGCGTTCAGCCTCCTGCCCAAAGTCGTTTGTTCTTCTTTCGCTTGGGAGACCGAAGAAGGGTTTGAGACCGACCTTCGGGGAGGCCACAAGGACGACAAGCACAAGGACATGGTCCAGTCCATGCTGTCAAACGACGACATTGAGATAGTCGCGCACAACGCGGCTTTCGATATGGGCGTGGTCTGCGCCAACTGGCCCGAGCTTATTCCCCTGGTCTTCGGCGCCTATGAGGCCAAGCGGATCCACTGCACCCAGAACCGAGAGAAGCTCCTCAACCTCTCGGACTTCGGGCTGCCGGACCAGATCCCCAACGGCAACGGCAGCTTCAGCCGCGCCTCCTACACCCTGGCCAGCCTCGCCAAGAAGTATCTCGGGGTGGACCGCTCAGCCGAGAAGGAGGGCGAGGACATTTGGCGGCTCAACTACCACAAGCTGGACGGCAGGTCGGCCAAGGACTATCCGAAGGAGGCCAGCGACTACGCTCGGGCTGACGCGCTAGACACTCTCGGTGTCTTCCTTGCCCAGGAGCAGCGGAAAAAAGATAAGGGTCTCAGCACCGAGACGGAGCACCTTCAGAACGCAAGTCACTTTGCGCTGACCCTTTGCTCGGCCTGGGGCGTGAAGATCAACCTCGACAAGAAGGAGGAGATCCGCAAGCACTTTGAGGAGATCACCAACCTACGAGCGCTGCCACTACTCGTAACCAGTGGTCTTGTGGCTCCCGCTGTGCCCCCTCGCCCCAGCGCCAAGCGTGTCCGAGCGCACGTCGAGGGCTGCCCGAAGAAGAAGGTCAACAAGGTCTGGTCCTGTGACTGCCCGCTGAAGCTGAACAAGCCGATAGCCGAGAAGCGGAACATGAAGCTCATTAGGGCCAAGGTCACCATGATCTGCGGCAGGCTGGGCGTCGAAGTGCCCATGAGCGACAAGTCGGAGAAGTTCCCGGAGGGACAGATCAAGACCGACAAGAAGACGGTAGAGCGCTTGGCCCCACACGACCCTGTGCTGTCCCAGTATCAGACCAGGCAGAAGTGGCAAAAAATCCTCACGACCGAGATCCCCCGCATGGGGGACATTGGCTGCATGTTCCCTAGCTACGACCCGATCAAGGAGACAGGCCGAACGTCCTCCTTCGACGGGGGAAAGAAGTCAGGGATCGCCTCGGGGAACATTCAGAACGTGGACCCCAAGGTGCGGGGCTGCTACGAACCTCGCGAGGGCTGCGTCCTCCTATCGGTCGATATCAAAGCCATGGAATTGGTCAGCGCAGCCCAGAAGTGCTACTCGCTCTTCGGCCACTCGGTCCTCAGGGACAGGATCAACGCAGGGATCGACACCCACGCCTATCTGGGGAGCCAGCTAGCGTGGTGCATGGACGAGGACTTCAAGGCAGCCACCCGCAAGGCCAAAGCCAAAACGGTTATGCAGGTCTACGAGTTCTTCGCGAACTTGGGGACTTCAGAGGACGAGATCACCGAGGACGAGAAAAGAGCATGGGCTGAGCTTCCCAAGGAGAAGGCTCGAAAGGCTGTGGACCGGATCCGCAAGGAGAGACCGCTGGACTGCGTCCGGTTCCCTAAGACCTACTACGCCCACTGGCGCAAGTTCGCCAAGCCTGTGGGACTGGGATATCCGGGGGGGCTGGGGGCTGCAACCTTTATCGACCTGGCGGCGGGCTATGGATTCCTCCTAGACCTTCCGACAGCGACCTTGCTCAAGGAGATTTGGCTTAACACCTACCCCGAGTTTGACGACTACTTCAATTGGGTGAAGAAGTCCTGCAAGGACCCCAAGAACTCGGACGCCGACGGCCGCCCTTACTACACCTATACGACCCCCCTTGGCTTGGTGAGGGCGGGAGCCACCTACTGCGCGGCAGCGAACGGGGCGGCTCTTCAGGCGCCGGGGGCCGAAGGGGCCAAGTTGGGATTCTACCGGATCCAGCGGGAGTGCTACGACCCGTCCCTTGACAGCGTCTTGCTGGGCTGCCGCTCGGTGGCATTCATTCACGACGAGGCGCTGCTGGAGATCCCCTACGACGACTTCATGCAAGAGCGAGCCGAGAGGGTAGTCGATATCATGGTCTGTGGTCTGGGGGTTGTTTTGCCCGATATGCTGGTTGAGGCTGAGCCAGCACTCATGCTAGAGTGGGACAAGAGGGCAGAGGCCGTTTACGACCAAGATAACCGGCTGACTATCTGGCGGCCAGAGACAAGGGAGGGCTAGAAATGGCCAAGAAGAAGCAAGGCATGAGTGTCGTGGACTACGACAAGACCATGCCGCTGGGTCGCGATTCCAAGTATGCGGAACTGTTCGAGGCACTGGACGGTCTGGAAGTGGGCAAGGCCGTCCTCATGGACATTCCGAGTGACCTGGAGCCCGTGCAGTTCAGAAACCGGATCAGCAACGCTGTGCGGTTCAAGCTGGACGCCCCTAAGGGCTGCGCCTTCCGAGTCGAGATCCAAGAAGGCGAAGAGCAAATCTCGATTTGCTTACGCAAGAGATAGATCACCTTGGCACCCTCTAGGGCTTCGGCCTTAAATTAAGTCAATGCCGGCGCAACGAGGGAATGTCCGCTGGCCCTGAATCCGGCAGGTGTTGCGCAAGGGAACGTCCTCTAAGCGAGCCCGGTGAAGTAGACGTGACAGCTTGGAGAGACAGCATTCCAAACAAAGCGAGCGGGTGGAAGGACTGAGATTCCTTTCTATCCCCCCAAGAGCAGGCCCTTCCGCCCGCTCGCCCTTTGACCAGGAGAGTCTGTGGCTAGCTTCAACGAAATGGTCTTGGACTCTCTCCGACAAGCGGGGCTGCTGGTCTCGGGCGATCGAGAGGAGACGCACGGCTCCATTCCAGAGAACTACGAGCGCATAGCCCGCCTGTGGTCGAGCCACTTGGGCAAGGAGGTGTCCCCCGCCGACGTATGTATCATGCAAGCACTGCTCAAGATCGGCCGCATGCAGGGGGGCTGCTACAACGCGGACGACTTTCTAGACGCGCAAAGCTATTTGGCTATGGCTCATGCCTTGTGCGAGACCCGAGCGTGAGCGACTACGAGCAGACCTACTCCGAGGATTTCGTCAAGGACCTGGTCACCCAGCGGGCCGAACTTCGGCTTTCCCTCTCGGACGCCCTCAAGGAGAACGAGCGCATTCGCTTGAAGTTCCGCGAGATACACCGAGAGTCCGAGGGCTGGCAGAAGGAGTGCTTAGAGGAACTGTGCTCCGAAGTCTTCGGACACGCAACCTGGTTGTCCACTCCATGATCCTCTACTCCCTAGGCATAGATCCCGACACCAAGAACACGGGCTGGGGGATAGTCCAGCAGGTCAACGACCTTCCTCCTCGCCTATACGCGGCCGGCGTGATCTCCATTCCCGGCCAGATCAAGAAGAAGGCAATCACGGGAGCGGAGGCAGTGGTGCTAATGGCGAAGTCGCTCTACCTCATGGAGCTTCCCATGTTGGACTACTGCGCTATCGTCGTGGAGGGACAGACTATCTACCGCAGGACCGCTAGGGACAAGGGAGTAGACCCCAACGCCATTTTGCGTATCTCCCAGGTGGCTGGGGCCGCGCTCGTAGGGGCCATTGGCGCTACCGAAGGGACGACGAAGGTAATGCTGCCTGAGCCCAGGGAGTGGAAGAAGCAGGTCCCCAAGAGGATCCACCAAGCCCGCGTCTGTAGACGCCTGGGGTTGCCTTTCTCACCTCATGGGGACAAGGACGGCTACGTGGTCCCTGCTATTCCCATAGCGCTGGCGGCGCACGCTCGCTGCAAGCACCTCAAGCCCACGCACTGGAAGCACGCCATGGACGGGGTGGGCCTAGCCCTCTACGGACTGGACAATCTCTAGCCCAGGTCCACCACAGCCTCGTCCTTGACGTTTAGCAGCCCTGCCTTACCTAGTTGGGTCAGCACGTAGTTGGAGAACAGGTCAGGCGCCTCTGCGCTAATGGACGGCACGGCTACGTGCCTGAGCCCGGTCGAGAAGAACCTGTTGGGCTTGACTCTTCCCACGGTCCGCTTGACCAGCATTATCGGAGGCAGCCCGAACGCCCGAGCCTTGCGGTTGAGTTCGAGGTAGTCTTGGAACTCTGCGGGGCTCAGGTGCTTTCGTCCTGCCTTCGTCTGCGGGTGCCCTCCGTCTAGCCGAGGGTCGTCCCGCTGCTCGCGGAAGAACACCATGAACCTGCCGGCAGGCATGGTGATCGCGCCTCGTCCGTCGTGGACGTAAATAGCCCAGTAGAAGGGGATCGAGAGCTTGTGGCCCTGCGAGTATCGGACCACCTGGACCGACTCGGCCAGAGTCTGGGACGGGATAATGTCCCGAGCGCGAATTCTTAGACGAAGAGCCGCAGCGAACTCTATCTCGTTGCGGACGGTCTTGCCGGCTGCCCTCGTGAAGACGTTGCGAGCCACCTAGTCCAGCAGGCCCGCTCGGGGGTCTCGCCCTTCGGCTATGGTTTGAGCCACGGGGGTCTTCTGCCGGGACACGGTGTCCATGAGGCCCAGGTCGATAGCGTCCAGAATCGTCCTGAAGGCAAAATCCTTTTGGCTGAGGGGCAGCCCCCCGTTGGTCGCCGCGTCCCCCAGAGTGCAGCCGAAGCTGGACTGGAAGGTGTGCTGGGCCGGGCCGATCACAAGCGCCTGGAAGCCCTGGAGGGCGTTCGGCAGTTCGTTGTTGGACCCCAGCTTGCCCGGAATCTGAATGCCCGCCAGCAGCGGCGGAACCCTGTGGGCTGAGACGATCGAGACGGCAGAAGCCTCGGTCACGTCCTTGAACATTTGACCGTCTGCGTTGGCCTCAATCCCGAGCTTGTGCAGAACAATCTCGATCTCTTCGGGAATGTTGAGGGCTATCGACTTGTGGGAGTTGGACTCTCCGATTTGAGCCCTCATAGCGCTCTGCACCACGTCCCAGTCTTCGTCGCTCAGCTTGTTTCCGTGCAGGAACAGCATGAACTCAGGCACTCCTCGGTTCTGGAAGAAGTCGAAGAGATACTGGTAGAGCATGCCCGTTAGCTCCATGAGCGGAATCGCGGACAGCCAGTCAGGGATTCCATACCAGCGGTTCAGAGCGCTAACGCGAGGGATATGGATAACCTCGCTGACCGACAGAGGGTCTTCGATCTTGTGTCTCCCCATGAAATCGGCCTTGTTCCCGAACTCGGCAAAGTGCCTGTTCTCGAACCCTTGCCCCTCCACAAGGTAGCTCTTGACCATTCTCCCCCGGTCGTCCCTGCTGACTCGAATCGTCATGCAAGGACCGGGAAGGTGGTAGAGCCCCGCTATGGGGCCGTCCGCGTCTGGGCGCACCACCTCGATATACCCGTTGGCAATGCTGAAGTAGTCCTGGGCCATGGGGGCTAGGACATTCTGCCAGGTCGTGGCGCACAGCGGATCGAGGAGCTTGGCCACTTTGCTTCTGCCGTCTGCCTCACGCCCCTCGTGGCCCAGCCCAATACAGGAAGAGACCTTCGTCTCGATACAGGTCGAGTGGTAAATCTCCTGGGTGACGAAGGCCGAAGCGTTCGCCATGTCGAAGGGCTGCTCGATCTCCCCCGTGTCCAGTCCTTGATTGGAAACAGAGGCTGATTGCTGCTTCAGGACCTTGGCCCACTTCCCCCCTGGTCCTGTGAGATTGACCTTGTCCCTGACCAGTTGGACCGTTCGGACAGACTTCTCGGCTGCGTTGCTCATTTGATACCTGTAGCAAAATCGTTTGGTGGTCTTGTGTCGATCCACGAAATCATATACTCTCGCCCCTCAAGACGCGAGGAGCATTCATTGACACGCACGCTACGTCGCCGCATGGTCAAAGCCAAGATCAAGTTCATTTCGTTGGTCCCCCGA